GTCGTCAAGACCGAGGCCGAGCTCTGGGCCGAGGTGAAGACGAAGCTCCCCGCCGGCGCTCAGCTGGCGCTCCCTCCGTCGCTCGAGATTCATGCCCCGCTCGAGTACGCGGACCGTAAGACGACAGTCGGCTACGGCGAGCTCCTGAAGTGGACCGCGCTCGTGCGCTCGATGATCCACGAGGGCCGCATCCTCCACGCCGGCGAGAAGATCCTCGCGGAGCACATGGCTCGAGCTGTGGCCGTGAAGACTCAGGCCGGCGTCGCGCTCTCGAGTCAGCGCTCCCCTGGTCCGATCGAGCTCGCGCGCACGGCCGTCTGGGCGGCCGCCCTGGCATCGAAGGCGAGGTCCGTCGTGCGGCCCTCGATCGGCGGCGCACGGCGTCGGTAGCGCCCGATTCTCTATCTCGATCTGCTGGTCCGGATCTGTAATACCGAGTCGGGAGAATGGCCGACGAGATGGGCATCTTCGGGCGTTCCAAGAACCAAGAGCTGCGCGCCGGCGGGTATGGCGGCACGGCCTCCGCTGTCGGTGGAGGAGGTGCGTCGTCGTCCGCCACGTCTCTCGTCGGGGCTACTCGCGAGCGAGCGATGCGCCTCCCCGCCATCTCACGCGGCCGCGATCTTCTCTGCGGCATCGTCGCCTCGTGCGAGATCAAGCAATACACGACGCAATGGAACGGTGACCGGCTCGAGCTGATCCCGCAGATCCCCGAGCCCTGGATGACTCGGCCCGATCCGCGGACCACGCTCGCCCATACGCTCGCCTGGCTCGTCGATGACATGATTTTCGAGGAGCGCGCCTACCTCTACGTCACGAAGCGGTACGCCCCGCAGAACGGCCGGCCGATCGGATTCCCCGCCGAGTTCATCTGGCTCCCCGCCTCGATGGTCATGCTCGAGGCGCAGGCCTTCGCCGGCAACGTCCCGCTGGGCGACTACACCGTCAGCTTTAACGGGACGCAGCTCCCGACCCGCGACGTCATCGTCTTCTACTCCCCCGTGGCCGGCCTGCTGAAGCACGGCGCCCGTGCGATCAACATCGCGAACCGGCTCGACGACGCCGCCTGGCGCTTCTCCTCGACGACCGTCGCGGCCGGCTGGCTCGAGCAAACCGAGGGCGAGCCCCTCGACGACGACTACCTGACCGACGCCGCGACCCGCTGGCAGGAGCTCCGCGAGGAGAACACGACCGCCGCCCTCGGCCGCGGCTGGAAGTGGAACGAGTCGCAGATCGACCCGAGCCGGCTCCAGCTCCTCGAGGCCCGCCAGCACCAGGCGCTCGAGCTGGCGCGCCTGATCAACGTCTCGCCCTTCCTGATCGGCGCCCCGTCCGGCGGCGGCATGACGTACCAGAACGCAGAGCAGGCCCGCGCGCAGCTCTTCCAAGACGCCGCCCCGTACCTCGAGGCGATCGAGCAGACGCTCAGCTCTGACTTCGTGTCCCCTCGAGGGCGCGTCGTGAAGCTCGAGCGCAAGGACGAACCGACTCCCGCGCCCGCCCAGGCTCCCGCTCAGGCGCCGGCGCCAGACCCCGCGAGGACTCCCGCATGACACCGACAACGATTCAGGCCGCGCTTCACGGCATCGCGATCACCGCGGCCGCCGAGGACGGCACCCCGACCCGCGAGATCACCGCGCTCGCCGCGCCCTACGGCGTGACGACCGTGGACTCGATGGGGACGCCCTTCATGCTCGAGGCCGGCGCGCTCCCGCTCGACGGCCCCGCCCCGAAGGTCTACCTGTACCACGACTCGACGCAGGCGATCGGCGTCGTCTCCGAGCGCCTCGCCTCGAAGGACGGCGTGATCGCCGCCATGAAGATCAGCCAGACCGCCCTCGGTAACGAGGCCCTGACTCTCGCCGCCGATGGAGTGCTCGACGCTGTGAGCGTCGGCCTCGAGGTCATCGACGGCACCTACAACGATCACGGCGTCCTAGTCGTGACCGCCGCCAAGTGGCGCGAGCTCTCGCTCGTTCCCTACGGCGCGTTTCCCGAGGCGAAGGTGCTCAGCGTCGCCGCCTCACAACAGACCGCCTCGACCCCCGAGGAGGCCCCCGAACAGTCCGAGGAGGACCAACCAATGAGCAATGAAGCACCGGCCCTCGAGGCCACCGTCCCGACCGCGCCGATCGTGATCGCCGCGGCCCCCAAGAAGGTCACCGCCGCCGAGTACCTCTCGGCCGCTGTCACCGGCAACCAGGCGATCCTCGAGGCCGCTAACAACGGCTCGAGCGACGTGCCTGGCATCTTGCCCGAGCCCCTCGTCGGCGACGTCTTCGACACGCTGAACGACCGCCGCCCGTTCGTCTCGTCGATCGGCACCCTCGCCGCTCCAAACGCGGAGGTGTGGTATCGCCGCAAGGTCAGCCAGCACACCGCTGTGGACTTCCAGGCGAACGAGTTCGACAACTTCGCCAGCCAGGCGCTCCAGATCGACAAGCTCACCGTGAATAACGGATTCATGGGCGGCTACGTGGATCTGTCCGAGCAGGTCATCGACTGGTCCGATCCGTCGATGGTGAACCTCACCCTGCGCGACATGACCCGCATCTACGCGAAGCAGACCGAGACCGCGGCCTGCGCGTCGCTCGTGTCCGGCGTGACCGAGGAGCTGGGCATCGTGGACTGGGCCGACGGCGACGAGCTCCTCGACGCCCTGTACGACTGCGCCGCCACGATCGACGGCGTGATCGACGAGCTGCCGACGCACGTCTTCCTGAGCGCTGACCGCTGGGCGAACTTCGGCAAGGCGAAGGCCGGCAACGGCGAGCGCATCCTGCCCGCAGTCGGCCCGATGAACGCGGCCGGCACGATGACCCCTGGGTCGTTCTCGATCAACGGCCTCGGCCTCCGCTTCGTCGTCTCGAGCAAGTTCGCGGCCGGCACCTGCGTCGTCGGTAACCCGATGGGCATCGAGCTGTACGAGCGTCAGAAGGGCAGCATCCGCGTCGATCAGCCGGCGAACGCCTCGGTCCGTCTGGCCGTGCGCGGCTACTGGGCCTCGCTCGTCATCGAGCCGGGCGCCTTCGTCAAGCTCGTAAACGACTGACCCCCCAGTCGCGACGGAGGAGGTGAAGGTATGGCGCTCACAAAGGTCATCGAAGCAACGACAGCCGGAGACGGCGTACATACCCTCACCGTCTCCGACGTCGCCCGCCTGAAGGTCGGCATGACGATCGGCGTGCGCGGCTGTGGCGAGCACTACGACGGCGAGCACACGATCTCAGAGATCGACCAGGACGAGCTCACAGTCTCCTTCGCCGGAGCAGAGGAGCTCCCCGTCGTGGAGGTCATCGGCCTCCTCGATGCGCCCGTGTCTTGGATCACGTCGGCCGACGTCGAGGGCGCCCTCGGCGTCGCGCCGGCGACCGAGCTCGACGAGCTCTGGCTCGATGAGTGCGTCCACTCGGCGCAGGAATGGGTCTTCGCTCGACGCGAGAAGAGCGGCTACCTCGACTTCCCGAGCCTCGTCCCGAACGCGTCCGTCAAGCGCGGCACGATCGCGAAGGCGCTTCAGGAGTACCGCGAGCGCGGCTCTGTCGAGTCGGTGCTCGGCTACCCCGAGTCACCGATCTCTGCTCTCGTCGGCGGCGGCCTGCCCGAGATCCTTCGGGCGATCGAATGTAATCGCCCGAGGTTCGGATGAGCGGACTACTGAACGACTCGCTCGATCTGGTCGTCGGCATCCTCGAGGACGCCGGCATCCCAGTCGTCGATGACATACGCAACCTCACCCCTCCGGCCGTCATCGTGGACCCGCCCTCGATCACGGCCATCAGCTCGAGCCTCATCTCGCTCGAGTTCCCCATCTCGTGCGTCGCGCCCCAGCCAGGGAACCGTGACGCAACGAAGAAGACCCTCGAGCTCGCAGACGCGATCTATGAGCTCGAGAGCGAAGGGCTGATCCCCGTCGCCGGCCGCTACGGCGTCTACGGCGAGCGTCAGCTTCCGAGCTACCAGATCACCGTCAGACTCACAGTCAGGAGAACCTAGTCATGCCCCTCGTCATACAGACAGGACGTCAGCTCACGATCGAAATCGCGACCGTGAACTACAGCGTCCAGACCGCAGAGGTCACGCTCACCCCGTCGCAGACCGTCGATCAATACATCAGCCTGACCGGCAAGGCCGCGAAGGCCCAGCCCGTCACCTGGGAGCTGAACGTGAAGAGCTTTCAGGACTGGGGAGAGGCGACCTCGTTCGCCGAGGCGATGGTGACTGCGGCCGCGGCCGGCACTCACGTCGCCTTCGAGCTCGGCCTGCCAGGCGGCGCCACAGCTGCGGGATACATCATCCCCGTCTACCCCTCCGCGGGCGGCGCAGCTGACTCGGCCCTCGAGCTCGACATGACGTTCGCCGTGGACGGCGACGTCACGTTCACCCTCTAGGCCGTCATGGAGCTCCGTCTTCGTGTCGAGACGAGCGACGACGCCTACGAGGTCGTCACCGTTCCCTGGGTGATCATGCTCTGGGAGCGGCGCTACAAGACCAAAGCGTCGCGCATTGCCTCCGACGGCCTCGGCCTCGAGGACCTCGCCTTCATGGCTTGGGAGTCGTCGAAGCTGGCCGGCCGCACCGTGCCGATCAGCTTCGACGCCTTCGCCCAGACGATTAAGGCCGTCGATGTAGTCGTCGGAGATGACGCAACCCCTACCCCCGCGGCTCCGTCGGCCGGCTAGTAGCCGAGGTCGCCGCGTCTACCGGCATCGCGCCGGAATCACTAGCTCGAGATGGGGCCATGCTCATCACGATCGCCGAGGTACTCAGAGAAAGGAGCAAGCAGAGATGACAGTCGGCATGACCTGGGAGGTCTACGGCGTCCGTGAAGCTCTCGCTGAGCTCCGCGAGCTCGACCCGAAATCGCGCGCGGCCGCGGCCAAGCAGATCAAGAGCGCCGGCGGCGAGCTCGTCGCACTCGGCGCCGGCGAGTATCCACTCGAGACTCCGCTTTCCGGCATGAGCTCGAATGGCCGACTCGACTACCTCCCCTCGAAGGTTCAGCGCGGCGTTCAGATCCAGGTCGGCGGCCGCACCCCGAAGGGCTCGAAGACGATCCCCGTCGTCACCCTCGTCCAGAAGAACGCCGGCGGCGCGCTCTACGACCTCGCCGGCCTCCGTGGAGGAGCTGCCTCGAAGGGCGGCACGAAGGCCCGCCCGAACTTCATCGAGGTGCTCGACCGCAGGTTCGGACCGGCCCAGCGCGGCCTCTGGCGAGCTCGAGGCCCGATCCGCACGAAGGCTGAAGCGGCGCTTCGTGACGCGCTCGAGGACGTCGCCGCCCAGGTGAATAGAAAGCTCGTCGAGTAATGGCCGTCTTCCTCCCCATCGTCACGGACTTTAAGAGCGACGGCATCGACAAGGCCGTTAAGGAGTTCAGGAATCTCGAGTCGGCCTCCGATAAGGCCCAGTTTGCGATCAAGAAGGCGGCGCTCCCCGCGGCCGCAGCTCTCGCCGGCCTCGGCTACGCCGGCTTCCAGGCGGCGCAGGCGGCGATGGAGGACGCGGCCGCAGCTGAGCAGCTCGCGACGCAGCTGAAGAACACGACCGGCGCGACTGACTCTCAGATCAAGTCTGTCGAGGACTGGATCTCGAAGACGTCCGTCGCGGCGGCCGTCGCTGACGACGAGCTTCGGCCGGCCCTCGCCGCCCTGGTGCGCGGCACCGGCGACGTCGGACAGGCGCAGGAGCTCATGGGCCTCGCGCTCGATATCTCGGCCGGCACCGGCAAGGATCTCGCCTCTGTTTCCGACGCGCTGAGCAAGGCGTACAACGGCAACTTTAAGAGCCTGAAGGCGCTCGACCCTGCGCTAACCGAGCTGATCGGCTCCGGCGCTGACGCCGATCTCGTATTCGGCCGGCTCTCGAGCACCTTCGGCGGGCAGGCCTCGGCGGCCGCGAATACCGCCCAGGGGAAGATGAAGAGCTTCTCGATCCAGATGGGCGAGGCGAAGGAGGCGATCGGCGCGGCGATCCTCCCGCTCGCTGAGAAGCTCCTGCCGGCGCTGAAGTCTCTGGCCGAATACGTCCAGCGCAACTCTGACGTGATCGTCCCGCTCGCTCTCGTGCTCGGCGGCTTCGCCCTCGCGATCGTTGCTGTGAACGCGGCCATGACCGCCTGGGCGGCGATCGGCACCGCGACTACCGCGATCAACGGCCTCCTCTCGACCTCGTTCACGACCCTTCAGGTCGCGACCGGCGCGGCTGTGATCCTCGCCCTGATCGCCGCGATCGTCGTCCTACAGGCGAAGTTCGACATTCTCGGCAAGGCCGTAGACGGCATCACCTGGGTCTTCGACAAGCTCTGGGGCGGCATCAAGGCCGGCTTTAACTGGGTGAAGGACAACTGGCCTCTGCTCCTCGGCATCATCACCGGCCCCTTCGGCTGGGCCGTGCTCGCTGTCACGACCTTTAAGGACGAGATCCTGAACGTCTTCGACAAGATCAAGAGCGTCGCCGGCACCGTCTTCGACGGCCTCTCGGGCGCCTTTAAGGCCGCGATTAACGGCGTCTTAGCCGGCATCGAGGGCGGCCTGAACTTCGCGATTAAGGGCCTGAACGTCGCGCTCGACGGCATCGACAAGGCCGCCGGCCCCTGGGTGAACTTCGGTGAGATTCCGAACGTGAAGATCCCGCGCCTCGCGGAGGGCGGCATCACGACCGGCCCGACGCTCGCGATGATCGGTGAGGCCGGCCAAGAGGCCGTGATTCCGCTCGACAAGCTGAAGGGCCTCGGCTCCGGCGCCGGCGTCACGATCAACGTGAACGGCGCGCTCGACCCCGTGAGCACGGCCCGCCAGATCCGTCAGATCCTCCAGCAGGACGCCTCGAGGCTGGGGCTCGCCTCCGTCGTATGAGCACGACCGTCTACGTCGGCTATGGCGGCTCCGTCGTCCAGCTCCAGTCGAAGACGCTTCAGGGCGTCTCGATCAACTACGGCCGCACGGACCTCTCGAGCTCGCCGGCTCCGATGTCCTGCTCGCTGTCGATCCTCTGGGACTCGAGCCTCGGCACCCTCGACCCCGACCTCTTTCTGATCGGCAACGGCATCGGCATCGCGAACGACACCGGCTGGCGCTTCCAGGGTGAGATGACCGACGTCTCCGTGAACAAGGACGTGATCTCGATCACGGCCGTCTCGAGGCCCCTCTCGAGGCTGTCCAGGCTGACCCTCGACTTCACCGGCCTCTCGAGCTCGAGCGGCGTCGTGCTCGGCTCCGCGCTCTCGACGATCGAGCTGGCGATCGGCTACATCGTGAAGAGCGTTTCGATCGGCACCGTCGGCGTCACGGCCCCGACCTCTACGGCCGCGAACGCCCTCGACTACCTCCAGCAGATCGCTGACTCCGAGCCCTCCGGCGTCCTGTCCGACGACCGCAACGCTCGACTGTGGTTCACGGACGCGAACGACAGGCGCACCACGACGCCGGCCGCGACACTCCTCGCGAGCGAGATCAGCAACGCGTGGACGGCCGAGAGGCGCGTCTCCAGCAAGGCGAACCGAGCCCGCGTCGGTTGGACCGGCGGCACCGTCCAGTACGACGACACAGCCGACCAGGCGACCTACGGCGTCTACGAGGACTCCGTGACCACGCTCATCAACAACTCGAGCGACGCGACGATCCTGGCGACGCGCATGGTCAAGAACCAGACCGTCCCCGACTGGCAGCTCTCCGAGCTCACGCTCGAGCTCTCGACCCTCTCGGCCGCGCGCCAGCTGGCGCTCACGACGGCCTTCCAGATCTCGAACCTGATCGAGATCCCGACGCTCTTCGCCGGCCTTCAGACGAAGTATTTCGTCGAGGGCTACTCCGAGCGAATCGGCCAGACCTCGTGGTCCATCACGCTCTACCTGTCAGACATCACACTCACGCGCCCAGCTGACCGCTGGATCGACGTGCCAGTCGCTGAGCAATGGAACACGCTCGCGCCGGCGCTCACCTGGGACCAAGCCTGGAAGGAACCCGTCCGCTAATGCCCTCGACTACCAACTACGCGATCCCCTACCCCTCGAGCTCCGACGTCGTTGCTCAGGGCTACCAGAACATTCAGAACGTCGCGAGCTCCGTCGATGCCTTGCTCGGCACCGAGGCCTTCATGGGCGGCTTTCGAAACAAGATCATTAACGGCGGCATGGGCATCTGGCAGAGAGGCGCCGGCCCCTTCAGCTCCCCGTCGGGCGCCTACACAGCTGACCGCTGGCTCCTCGCCTACACGACGAGCACGATCAGCGTCTCGAGGAGCGCGCTCACCCCGACCGAGCTCGCCACAGCTGGCGCCCCGCAGAGCCTCCGCTACTCGCTCAGGGCGGCCGTCGTGGCCGGCGCCGGCGTGAACGACTACGCGGTCGTGTCCCAGCGCATCGAGAACGTCGGGACTCTCGCCGGCCGCACCGTCACCGTCAGCTTCTGGGCGACCGCCTCGGCCGGCTCCCCGAAGGTCGGCGTCTCCCTCGACCAGATCTTCGGCACCGGCGGCACCCCGTCCGCTCGAGTCGATGGGACCGGCCAGGCGGTCACGACCTCGGCTAGCGGCTGGACCCGCTACAGCATGACCTTCGCGGTCCCCTCGATCTCTGGGAAGACGCTCGGCACCAACGGCGACGACTACCTACAGCTGAACCTCTGGCTCGACGCCGGCTCGAGCCTCAACACGCGCACCGGCTCGATCGGCCACCAGTCGAGCACGATCGGCATCTTCGGCGTCCAGCTCGAGGACGGCTCCTACAAGACCCGCTTTGAGGACCGTCCCCCTCAGGTCGAGCTCGCGCTCTGCCAGCGGTACTACGAGAAGACTTACCGCATCGACACGGCGCCTGGCACCAACACGCAGGACGGCCTGTACCTCGGCTCGGTCGCTACTGGTAGCGGCGGCAACGTCGAGACGACGCACCGCTTCGCGGTCCCAAAGCGAAGCGGGTCGTACACCGTCACGACCTACGTCTCGACTGGGACCGCGGGATCGTGGACCTACTGGCGTAACGGCGCGTCCGCGAATACGGCCGCGACCATCGTCGATCTCGCTCAGGGCGGCTTCCGGCTGTGGCACTCCACCGGCGGCGCCTGGGTCGTTTCACTCACTTACGGCCATTGGGTCGCTGACGCGGAGCTCTGAACTATGAAGCACTACAAGCAAACCGTGACCAACCTCGACGGCTCGACCTTCCTCGTGCTCAGGCGCGAGGACGGCGCGCAGATCCCGCTCGACGAAGGGAATCGCGACTTCCGAGCCTTCCTCGAGCTGGGACTCGACGTCGAGGATCTCGAGGAGGCGCCCCTGGCATGAAGACCCCCATCGTCGTCGCTCTGATCGCCATCCTCGGGACGCTCGTCGTCTCTGGGTGCGGCGATCGTGAGCGGATCAACTGCCCGCGCACGAAGAACAAGGCCCCGCGCGCCTCAGTCATCGAAGAGCCGACCACGACGACCACACTCGACCCGCTCGGGAGGTGCTCGTGAAGCTCCGGCCGCGCATGACCGCCGAGCAGATCAAAGCTCGGCTGATCCTCCTCGTCGGCGTCGCGATCTCGGTCGCCTTCGTCGGCACGATCTTCACCCTCCTCTACGGCCTGCTCTTCGTGACTCAGCCCCTCGAGCAAGCGCCGAACGACGCGGAGGCTTGGAAGATCCTCAGCCCTCTCACGCTCACGATGAGCGGCGTCCTAGCCGGCCTGCTGGCCGCGAACGGACTGAAGGACAAGCACAAGACCGACCAGGAGGAAGATCACTAATGCGCCCCTACACCGGCAACAAGGACGGCGTGAGCAAGAAGAAGCGCGAGGGCCTCGAGCACCTCGTCGCCTGTATCGCGTACCTGTCCGGCGGCAAGCTCAAGAACAACGGCACCCTGGTCATCCGCAACGCTCGAGGGAAGGACTCCCTGAGCGTCCACGCGACCGGCCGCGCAGCTGACCTGTCCTACCGAGGCGGCTCGAGGACGAACGCTGTCGCCTGGATGGAGCTCCTCGTCCGTCACGCTGACGAGCTCGGCCTCGAGTACCTGGCTGACTACGCCTACACGAAGGGCCTCGGCGGCGGCCGCGGCTGGAAGTGCGACCGCGGCACCTGGGCCGACTACAAGAAGGGCCAGATCGAGGGCGGCGGCCAGAGCTGGGCTGACTGGTTCCACATCGAGCTGTCGCCGGCAATGGTTGACGACAAGGCCGCGATCCAGGCGGCCGTGGACCGCATCGTCTCCGAGCTTCAGGCCGCCCCGCTCGAGGGCTGACTCGATCCACCACTCCCCCGCCCGACTTGGGTAAGGTGGCACTTGGCGACATCGCGTTCTTCGTATGCCTCCGCAACTCCACGTTATGTCAAGTCACCGTCCGGCCGTGCCGTCCGAACGAATGACCGTGTAACGGGAGCTGTCAGGTACGCGAAAGGAGGCGACGGACGTCACTCATAGCCCCGACGAAAGGACAAGTGGTGGATACCCTCCCTACGCCTCACAAGCTGACCGCGAGCTGTAATCGCGGCCCTCGAGTGGACCTCGATCCGCTCGGCCTCAAGCTCAAGCGCGAGCAGCTCGGCATGACACAGCTCGAGCTCGCGATCCGAGCCGAGCTCACGCCGGCCACGATCAGCCGGCTCGAGAACGGCCACCAGGCGCCGAACCTCCGCACCTGCTCTGCTCTGGCCTTCGGCCTCGGCATCTCCCTTGTCGAGCTCATCGGCTCGACGATGCTCGTGCGCCCTCCCCGCCGGAGGGCCTCATGAGCCGGCTCACCGACCTCCTCGACGTCGAACAGCCGACCCTCTTCGACGTCGAGCGCACCGACTCCGAGCTCATCGCCGCCCTCGAGCGTCACCCCGAGCTCCCCCGCACCCCTGAAGACCGCGCCCTCGAGGGCTCGATGCGCGCCGGCCTGAAGTGGACGCCCGAGCAGGTCGCCGCAGTCGATGCGGCGATCGCCGGCTGTGTGACCTTCCTGCCCTTCTGGACGGCAGACGACATCTGGCAACGGCTCCCGAAGGACTTCCCCGTCACGAAGGGCCTCGCCGCCCGCCTGAACGCGGCCGCGAAGCGCGGCCTCTGCCAGGCGACCGATCGCACCCGCAAGAGCTCCCGCGGAGGCGATCACGATCACGGACAGCGACTCACGATCTGGAGGTCCCTCTAATGCTCCCCGTCATCCACTACTCACCATTCACCGCAACGGACGCCGCAGGCCGTCAGACGCTCGTCACCGTCTTCACGACGAAGGACGACGCCGGCGAGAACAAGCTCCGCGTGACCGTCGCCTACCGCGCCGGCCGCTGGGACACCTGGGGCGCGCCCGTCGAGCTAACGGAGGCCCCGTAATGAGTCTCCGCATCGCCTACCGCATCACCCTCGGCGCCCTCGCGACACTCGGCCTGATCGCCTTCGCCGGCCGCAACGACGGCCCCGAGGTCCAGCACTCGCCAGCGATCATCGGCACCGTCCCCGCGACCCTCGTCTACGCGCCCGTCACAACCTCGAGCACTACCTCGAGCACGACGACCTCGACGACGACGCCGGCCCCGACGACCGCGCACGAGGCCCTCGAGGCCGACCTCGCAGACCCGAACGCCTTCGCCCTGGCAGAGCTCGACCCGTCGCTCCCCTGCCTCGAATGGGCGCCGCTCGCCCTCGAGGTCGGCTGGCCGGCCGAGCAGCTCCCGCAGCTCCTCCGCGTCATCTGGAAGGAGTCCCGCTGTCAGCCCGCGGCCGACAACGGCCACGACGGCGGCCTCACGCAGATAAACGAGATCCACGGCCCCTACCTCGACCAGCTCGGCTACTCGCTCGACGACCGCTTCGACCCGCGCGTGAACCTCATGTTCGCCCTACGCCTCTGGTCCGAGCGCGAGGCCTCCGGCCTCTGTGGCTGGCAACCGTGGAGCGTGAGCTGTGGCTGACCTCTTCATCAACCCGCCCGACTGGAGCGCGGCCGAGTGCTCCGGCCTCACTCATCTCTTCTTCACCGAGGTCGGCGAGACGCAGGAGCCGGCGAAGGCCGTCTGTCGCGACTGCCCGATCCGGCAGGCCTGCCTCGAGTACGCGCTCGACAACGGCGAGACGCACGGCATCTGGGGCGGCCTCTCCCCTCGAGAGCGCCGCGCCTACCGACGCCGGCACCCGCGGCCGCGCCGCCTCGTCCCGATCATCCACGGCACGACCTCCGGCTACGCGCTCGAGATCCGTCGCCAGCTCACCCCGTGCGACGCCTGCCGGCGCGCCAACAACGTCGCGACCCGAGAGTCGCGTGAACGCAGGAAGGAGGCCGGCCGTGAGATCGCTTCCTGAGCGCCTGAAGGCTATGGGCTACCACTACAACGCCTTCGGCGGCGCTGACGACATCGAGCAGCTCTGCGACGAGGCCGCTCGAGCTCTCGAGCACCAGGCCGAGACGATCACGAAGCTCTTCGAGACGCTCGACAAGTACCGCGAGCTGACCGACTCGATGCTCCAGAAGCTCAGGGCGGGTGAGTCATGAGCGGCCCCGTGAACCTGGGCGATTACGTCGATGTCCCGACGCGCCTGAAGCTCGCCCTCGAGAAGCACCCCGACCTCCGCATCCAAGAAGACGCGCCAGGCGTCGTCGAGGTGGACGGCCACTACTTCGTAACCGTGCGAGTCACCGTGTGGAGACACTTCGACGACTCGAGGCCGGCGATCGCGACCGCGTGGGAGCCCTTCCCTGGGCGCACCCCGTACACCAGCGACAGCGAGATGATGAACGCCTCGACGAGCGCGCTCGGCCGTGCGCTCGGCTTCATGGGCTTCGGCATCTCGAAGAGCATCGCGTCAGCGAACGAGGTCGCCGCTCGAGCATCCGAGAGCGACGCCCCGCCCCGCGAGCGCCGCCCCTGGGCGCCCAGCGACGCGCAGAAGCGCCTCCTGAAGGCCCTCGGCTACGCCGGCGAAGCACCGACGCAGAAGGCCGCCTTCGACGCGCTCGTGGACCGCCTGAAGGCCAACAAGGCCGAAGGCCAGTCCAGACCTGAACAACCCCGCCCGCCCGACAACGACGAAGAGCCCTTCTAGGAGGCGCCGATAGCTAATGCCCCGACACACTTCCCCGAACCCTCTGCTCGTCACCGAAGCGAGCTTCCAGAGTCAGGTGCTCGCCATAGCGAAACTGGCCGGCTGGAAGGTCCAGCACACGCGGACCGTCCAGATCCGACCTGGCAAATGGGCGACGCCTCTTCAGGGCCACGCCGGCTTTCCCGACCTCGTGCTCTGCCACCCCGACCGCGGCCTCATCTTCGCGGAGCTCAAGACCAACACCGGCCGCGTCGCGCCTCACCAGAAGGCGTGGCTCGACGAGCTCGAGCAGACCGGCGCCGAGGTCTACGTCTGGCGACCCCGCGACCTCCGCTACATCGAGGCGCGCCTCACGAAGGGACGCCGGCCGTGACCTTTCTCGTGCTCATCTTCGGCTTCGCCCTCGCGGCCGTCAGCTTCATCCTGGGCGCAGTCAGCTCAGGCCCGCAGAAGGGACGCCGGCCGTGATCGTCCGCTCCCCCAGACCTCAGCAGAGCTTCACCGTGCTCGAGAACAGCGTCCTACGCGACCACAGGCTCTCGCTGAAGGCCCGCGGCCTTCTCGCCCTCCTCCTGTCCTACCCCGACAACTGGAGAGCCTCCAGCGAGCACCTGGCGCGCATATGCCCCGACGGTAGGGACTCGATCCGCTCCGCGATGCGCGAGCTCGAAGGCGCCGGCTACCTCCGACGCCGGCGTCATCAGGACCCCTCGACCGGCCGCTTCAGCACCGACACTTACGTCTTCGACTGTCCACAACTGGATGGGGATAACCCCGCGATTTGTCCACAGCCGGAGCCGGATTATCCGGCGCCGGATGGTCCGGCGCTATTAGAAAGAACTACTAAGAACTACTTAAACCCTCTAGTAACAATGGTTCCTAACGTAGGCAAGGACTCGAGCTGTGGAGAACAGCTGTGAGGACGGCCACGATCACGGACCCGCTCGGCAACTACGCCGGCGTCGGTTGCCACAACTGCGCGCACCTACTCAAGGACAAGGCCTGCGCCATACGGCTAGGCCTCTTCGACGACCTCGAGCGCATCAGCTCAGACGACGGCCACTACATCGGCCGCCTACACGACTACTGCCCTGACTGGGAATCCCGCTTCGTACCAGGCTTCACGACAGCCAACCTCGAAGCGAACAGGAAGAGCAAACCGTGAGCGGCTCGAGCGCCTACCGTGACCCGCTCTACCAGGCGAACAGGAAGCGCATCCTCAGCTCGAGGCCAACCTGCGCCTACTGCCACACCCGACAGGCGACAACCGTGGACCACATCCGCGAGCTCGACGCCGGCGGGAACCACGAGCTCGAGAACCTCCTCCCCTGCTGTGCTCCCTGTAACTCACGCAAGGGCGCCCAGTACGGCAACGCAAAGCGCTCAGCCCTCGTGAAGGCGCGCACGGCCGCTGTCAAGGCCGAAGCGCAACGACGCGAGACCTCAGGGGTTTTTGGAGGCGAAACCGACGACCCCGAGCCTTTACTCTCCCCTATCTCCCAGAAGGGGAAGGGGAAGGGCAAGAAGGGCGCCAAGAAGGAGCCTGAGCCGGCGAAGGTCGTCGATCTTCCCCCGAGGCTCGAGACGCCCGTTAGGGCCTCTGCGTCGTATGGGGACTCGGTGGCCGCCTGGGCGAAGAAGGTGCTCCGCGTGGAGCTCATGCCCTGGCAGATCCGCGTACTCGACGGCCAGCTCGCGCACGACGACGCCGGCATCCTTCTCCACCGGCAGAGCCTCGTCTCCGTCGCCCGCCAGAACGGCAAGACGATCGCGCTGAAGGCCCTCGTCGGCTGGTGGCTGACCGAGGCTCCGGCCGTGCGCGGCGGCCCGCAGGAGGTCGTCACGACCGCTCACGCGCTCGACCTTGCCGTGAGCCTCTTTCAGTCCCTCGCCCCGATCCTTGAGGAGTTCTACGGCGCTAAGGCGAAGTGGTCGTATGGCCGCAACGAGCTCGAGATGCCCGACGGCTCCCGCTGGCTCGTGCGCGCCGCGACGCCCTCCGCCGGCCACGGCCGGAGCCCCGACCTGATCGTCGTCGATGAAGTCTGGGACGTGAGCGACGAGGTGATCGACCAGGGCCTCCTCCCGTCCCAGCGCGCCCGCAAGAGCCCGCTTTTCTCGATGTGGTCCACGGCCGGCACCGAGGCCTCGAAGGCCATGCTCCGCTGGCGAGAGCAAGGGCTCCAGGCGATCGACGCCGGCGCCGGCTCGAAGCTCTACTTCGCTGAATGGTCCCCGCCGCCTGGTGTGGATCTGTCGGACCCTTCCTGGTGGTACTGGGCGAACCCTGCGCTCGGCCACACCCTCGAGCTCGAGACGCTGATCGCCGAGTCAGAGACGCCGAATCGGGCCGCGTTCCTGCGCGCGTCGCTGAACCTCTGGGTTGCCTCCGATCAGAGCTGGCTCGAGCCTGGCGTCTGGGACAAGCTCGCGTGGACGGAGGAGCTGCCGGCCGCGACCGTCATGGCGCTTGAGCACTCGACGGATGACTCCCGCTACGTCGGCATCCTCGCGCACCCTCTCCCCGACGGCCGCGTCATCCTGACGACCGCCTGCGTCGTCAAGACCGAGGCCGAGCTCTGGGCCGAGGTGAAGACGAAGCTCCCCGCCGGCGCTCAGCTGGCGCTCCCTCCGTCGCTCGAGATTCATGCCCCGCTCGAGTACGCGGACCGTAAGACGACAG